CATTCACGGGCTAGATATTGGAGTTCTAAAGGTGGACAATATAAAGTAGAATACCCAGATTTAATGTTATACCAGGAAATTATATTTTTAAAACATTTTGCTTTATCTAATACAAAATGGGTAGTTGAAAATGTAATACCATATTACGAACCATTAATTCCAGGATATCAAAGGGGACGTCATTTATATTGGACTAATTTTGTGTTACCTAATTTTGAATGCAGAAAAATTAAAATATGTCAAGGCGGTAAAGAATTGAATAATTTAATTGAATTTCACGATTATGATTTTAGAAAATATAAGGGTACACAATCAGTTAGTAAAATGGCGCGTAACCTGGTAGACTACGAAGCAGGTAAAACAATACTTGAAACCGCTTTAGGTATTATAAGAAAAAAAGACGAAAAGCAAACCTCAATTTTTGATTACCTATGAAAACACGAAAATGCAAATACTGCCGTTCCGAATTCACCCCTTACACCTCACTACAAAAAAACTGTTTCAACGACCTATGTGTTAAAGCAATGATAAAAGAACACGAGGTTAAGCAATGGAATAAGAAAAAAGCTAAACTGAAAAAGGACTTAATGACCGCTTCGGACTGGCTTAAAATAGCACAAACCACGTTTAATAAATTTATTCGTCTTCGTGACGCTGGGTTACCTTGTATTTCGTGTGGTGAAAAGCCGAAAAAAGAAAACGGAGGGCATTATTTCAGCGCAGGGGGACACGCAAACGTTCGATTTAACGAAGACAACGTACACCTTCAGTGTGAAAGGTGCAACCAGTTCTTGAGTGGCAACTTATTAAACTACCAAATCGGTATAGAAAAACGAATAGGAGGGCAAAGATTACTAGCATTACACGAACAAGCGCATATAACAAAGAAATTTACCGTTGAAGAACTTCAGGAAATCAACGAAACCTATAAACAAAAAATCAAAGAATTAAAAAAGTTGTATATTTGACATTATGAACAGATTACTAACAAAACTTTTAAGGGTTAATTTTCGTCAATACGCTATGAAAAGACGAACACCAAACAAGTTTTTAAAGGAATTTAGCCACGAAGCTTTTGTAAAGCTAAACCCTGAAGAATGAATACTAATTTTAAACCTATAACCTTATGGAAATAATCGGATTAATAGCTTTTGCGTGGTGGTGGTGTGAATTCGAACCAATTCATTACTTAATCGATGGTGTTTTTGGCTACTTCAAACCTTCATTTTACCTTAATTGGATTCACGGAGGATTAAGTTGCATTAAGTGTGTTGCGTTTTGGAGCGCTTTAGCTTACACTACAGACATTTTTACCGCTTGTTTGGTATCTTTACTTGCTTATATCTTAAATATATGTTTACAGAGGCTGAAATAAGCTATATTGAAAGCGTTAAATCTTTACCTGAAACTGCACGTTATTCAAAAAAGGTTGCTAAAGAGTTTCAAAAGATTCGAAATCGGGTATTAAATGGTAATGAGGCTAACTGTATGTGTGGAATGGTTTACCGTAAAATCTACATTAAAGACTTTCTAGAGTTTTATGAAAGACATTCTTGATAAGTACATACAAAGTAATTATATCGAAGTCAAAAAATACACTGATTATTTCGTTTCACGCTCAAAACTTAACCTAACATCGGAAGCCGTAATTTCAAACGCTTACCTTAAACTGGTTCAAATAAACCCCGACATTAAAGAAGATTACGAAGCGAAAGGGTATTTATTTCACTTTAGAACTCTATAAGCAAACACAAACCGACCGAGTTAAGAAAATTTTCTTTGAGACATATTACGACAAGGGTTATAATACCGTTAGGTCGATTGCTGCGCATTTTAATATTTCGTCTTTTGCTGCGCACGGGTTGCTTACTGAAATTAAGGAGGAAATTCGTGAGCTATTAAAACACGAACCCATAAATTAATATTATAAACTATGAAAGACTTCCTTGCTTTAATTACCTTTATAACTGCAATAGGTTTCGGAGTGTGTTTAATTAACGGTTCTGAAATGGCAGGTAAATTTGGCGGTGTGTTACTTATAAGTTATATTACTTATTTAGCGGTTACGGCTTATGAAAAAAACAGAGATGAATAGATTTTTTATAATTGATTCGGGCGAAAAGATGCTTTCGATATCGGAAGGTATTGAGGACGCAATGAAGCAACAAGGCTTTCACTATATTTGCTATTTAACCAGCCAAGACCATTACCTAGCAGTTGAAGAAATAACCGAAGACGAATTCTTAAACCACTTTAAAAAACACGAAAATGCAAATAGTTAAAATTTCCCAAGTAAAACCAAACCCAAAAAACCCAAGGGTAATAAAAGACGATAAATTTAAAAAGTTAGTTAAGTCAATTACTGATTTTCCTGATATGTTAAATAAACGTCCGTTAATATGCTTTACTGACGTTGACGGTAAGTTTGTTGTTCTTGGTGGTAATATGCGTTTAAAAGCTTGTACTCAAATTGGTTTAAAAGAAATACCAATAATACTGGCGGATGAGTGGACGGAAGAACAGAAACACGAATTTTTAATTAAAGATAATGTAGGTTTTGGTGAATGGGATTGGGACGATTTAGCTAACGAATGGGATGTTGAAAAATTAGACGAGTGGGGTTTAGATTTACCAGTTGATTTTAATGTAGTTGAAGAACTAGAAGCTGAAGAAGACGATTACGAAATACCAAACGAAATAAACACGGACATAGTATTAGGAGACTTATTTGAAATAGGAGAACATCGTTTACTATGTGGAGATTCAACCGATAGCGATTCAGTAGCTAAATTAATGAACGGACAAAAAGCCGATATGGTATTTACAAGTCCACCGTATAATGCAAATACATCAATGATAACACACGATAAAAAAGGAAAATCTATAAAAACCGATTTTTATCAAAATAATGAAAGCGACAATAAAAGTTCAAGAGAATTTATTAATTTTTTATCAGATGTTTTAAATAATTGTATTTTAAATACAAAAGGTCATATTTTTTGGAATATAAGTTACAACGCTAACTCAAGAAGTGAATGGTTAGAAAATACATATCAATTTAAAGATTATTTACAAGAAGTGATTGTTTGGAAAAAAAGTTCAGCGATGCCTGTTAAGTACGGATTTACAAGAAATATTGAGTTTATATTTTTGTATAGCACCGAAGGTTTAAAAGAATATATTACTAATATAAATGAAATACAATACAACTATTGGGAAGTATCAAATAATAATTCATCAATAGAAAATCACAAAGCTTGTTTTCCAATTGAGTTAGTAAATAAAGCACTAAATATAAATACTAAAAATAGACTTATATTAGAACCTTTTCTTGGTTCAGGTTCAACAATGGTTGCTTCACATCAACTTAAACGCAAATGCTACGGAATGGAATTAGACCCGAAGTATTGCCAAGTAATAATTGACAGAATGAAAAAATTAGACCCAACAATTAAGATTAAAAAAAACGGAGTTGAATTAAAATAACGAGAAAAAAACGAGAAATGGCAAACGAACAAAACTTAAAGAAATTTAGTTCGGAATATCAACCCGAAAAAAATGGTCGACCTAGAAAGTGGATAAGCGAATTAAAGGAAAGCGGTTACAAATCTTCAGAGGTTAACGATTGTATTTTAGTAATGCTGTCAATGACACTTGAAGAACTTGCCGACGTTTATAAAAACCCGAAAGCAACTATCCTTGAAAAGACGGTTGCTAATGCTTTGAAGCGTTCACTTGAAAAAGGTAGTTTATATTCTTTAGACACTTTACTAAATAGGGCAGTCGGTAAACCAAAAGAAAGTATTGACCACACGACTAAAGGCGAAAACATAAACGAAATAAAGGTTAACATTATAAATGGAACTGAACGCGACAAACCTATTTAAGTGGAACTGGGACGCACTAACAAGCGATAAGCGTTTTATCATAAACCAAGGTGGCTCACGTTCAAGTAAAACCTATTCACTTTGCCAGTTAATTATTGTTTATTGCCTACAAAACCCAAACAAGGTTGTAAGCATAGTTAGGAAAACTTTCCCTGCGTTGAGGGCGACGGTAATGCGTGACTTCTTTGAGGTGCTTAAAGACTTGAACCTTTACGAGAAACAGTCACACAATATGAGTGAAAACATTTACCGCTTTAGTAATGGATCACTTGTTGAGTTCTTTAGTGTTGACGACGAGCAAAAGGTAAGGGGGCGAAAGCGTGATTTAGGTTGGTGTAATGAGGCGAACGAACTTTGGTTCGAAGACTTCCAGCAACTTAATATGCGTACCGAGTTTAAAATGATTTTTGACTACAACCCTTCAGATAGTTCGAGTTGGCTTTACGAACTACCAAAAGACGAAAGTGTTTTAATCAAATCAACATACAAAGACAACCCATTCCTGCCCGAATCGATTAAACGACAAATCGAAGACCTTTCACGAACCGATGAAGCGTTGTATCAAATTTATGCGTTAGGTGAAAAAGCTATAAGCAAGACTAACATTTTCAACACGTGGACGTTTATAATGCGAAGACCCGAACGCTTCAAGAATTACGTTTACGGGTTGGACTTTGGTTATAACCACCCGACTGCGTTAATGCGTGTCTATTGGTGTGACGGTGACATTTACATTGAACCAGTTGTTTATGAATCTTACTTAACACCAAGCGAATTAATTGAGCGTTTTAAACAACTAAACATTGAACAATCGGTTGACATCCTTGCGGATTATTCAAGACCCGAAATAATTGCCGAAATGCAAAACGCAGGGTTCAACGTAAACAATGCAAACAAGAATGTTAAGTCGGGAATTAATGCCGTTAAAACTTTCAAGGTGTGGTGTCAACAAGACGACAACTTAAAAAAGGAATACGAGAATTATAAGTGGAAAAAAGTCGGCGACAATATAACGGATGAACCCGTTAAGCTTTACGACGATGCAATGGACGCTGTGCGTTATGCGGTTATGTATATTAAAGAAATGTATTACACCGACGATAGTTATTTAACCCTCTAAAACACGAACCTAAAAACTATATTATAAGATATGGCAATAACAACAATAAACGAACCTTTCGATAAAACCCCAGCTTATAATCCTATTAAGTTTTTGTACAACTCAACCAACAAGAACAACTTGGGGTTTAAATACATTTTTGACGTTTACGAAAGTGGCACGGCTAACAAGATAGCTGAATACAGAGTTTATCCTAGATTCTCTGACGGCTACGGTGAAATAGATTTGAGTAAGCTTTTACAAAATAAGGTAAGCTATGACTTCGACCAGGCGTTAATTGAAAGCGACCCCGCGACTAACTCATATTATAAATACGATTTAAAGGTTGGCGAAGAATTCGTGACATCGTACACTTACACGGCCAACCTAGTTAACAACGGTGGCAACGTTCAAATAACGCCAACGGCTGCGCACACGTTTGTAGTTGGTGACCAAATCATTTTGAATGCGGGTGTTGCCAATTCAGCAATTAGTGGATTGTGGACGGTTATCGCAGTTTCAGGAACTACCAACTTCACGATTAACGCTTTATTTGCTAACGTGCTAAACCCAACTGACAACGGTTCGGTAAGTTATGCGGATAACCGAAAGACGGTAACACGTGACATCGTGACGGCTTTAGACAAATACGTTTTTAACGGTGCTATTCCTTGGGCTAACTTTAGAACTTACGACGAAGTTGAATTCATTTTACCTGACATTAACGCAAGGTTATTAACCAATATTCCAAAGACTGGATTTAAGGTAACGGAAACGCAGGACTTATGGGTGAACATCTTAAACAACTTTGACACAACGGGGTTTATGGTGTTTGGTAATTCGGACGGTGACGTTTTCGCTAAACCAATAACTGACAACGCTTTAATAACGCAGGTCGGAGTTGGTGCTAATAACTACGGAACGCTTACGGCTTTAGTTGGTTCACTACCTTTGATTAAACCTACTACTACTTACTATTCGTTTGTTTATACCGATGCAACATATAACGACTCATCTTTAATTTACACGGTTGAACTTGACAAGCGTTGTATTATTGAACCGTTTGAAATTGCTTTCTTGGATAGGTTAGGTTCGTTCGGTAGTTTCGCTTTTCAATTGAGAGCATACGAACAAGGCGAAGTTAATAAGACGATGTACAAACAAGACGTAACGGGTTTCACTGATTCGGGAATGTGGACTTATTCACCCGATGAAAAGGGGACGCGAGTTATAAACCCAACGGTCACAAAGACGATACAACTAAACACCAATTGGTTGACTATTGAAATGGACAACTATTTTCAGGAACTAATGACTTCGCCTGAAACCTATATTAAAATTAACAATGTTTACTATGCTTGTGTAATTAACGAAACTACTTTCGAGGTGGCAAGGCAAAAGAATAAGAACTTAATTAAACGAAGCGTAAGTGTAACGCTTTCAAACCAAGATTCGATAAATGGTTAGAATACAATTAGAAAACGGATACCTAGACGTAAAGGACAACACTGCGTTCCCGTTAAACTTTCAAGTAGGTGACATTAGAGACGTGTCAACACGCAAAGGGGCATTTAGTAAAACGATAGTATTAGAAGACACAAAGAACAACCACGACCTTTTAAACCACTACTATGACGTAAACATCGAGGCGGGAACTTTCGACATAAACACGATTACAAAATGTTCGGTAATTCAAAACGGGATTCCTGTAATGGAGGACGCAAGTTTGCAACTTATTTCAGTTAAGAAGAACCAAACTAATGACGCCTATGAACAATCGGTTACTTACGAAGTATTGGTTAAGGATAGTCAATCGGATTTCTTTACCGAACTAGGTTCAAACGAATTAACTGATTTAGATTTTAGCGACCTAAACCATACATACGATTCAAGTACAATAGTTGCAAGTTGGGCGAACACGGTTACTGATGGTTATAAATATTTGCTACCTTATTCGGGGGACAACTTTTACCCATTAAAGGAAATGAAACCCGCAATTTATGCGAAGACATATTTCGACCGTATATTTTCAAACGCAGGGTTTAGTTATGATTGGTCAACTTTGAGCGCGTCTTATTTTGACAAGTTGCTTATTCCTTACAACGGCGAACTTGAAAATATTGATTATTCAGCATACAATGTTGAGGCAAATCAAACGGTAACTATTGACGGCTATCAAAACACGGCAGGTCAAAATAATTCATTTAGCGAACAATTAGTTGGATGGACTGAAACGTTAGACGGCTTTAACCTATTCACCCCTTTAACGGGAGTGTACACCAATACTTTCACGGTAAATTCAGGCGAAGCTATAAACTTTAATTTTAATTGTGCATACGATATTGACTTAATCAATGCAACGGGTGCGAATGCTTTCTTAAATGGTTTTGGTAACCCAACAATTGGAGCAGGATATCGTTACATTATAAGGTTGTTTATTTATGTTAATGGGGTTCAAGTTACCTCAACTTCATTATCTACTTTTGCGCAATTTGACGACCAATTTTTAGAGGGTGGAACACTTGCAAATGGAACGACTAACCTAGGCTCATTCAATAGAACTTTTAACGTGGCAGTTTCCAACTTACAACCTACGGACACAATCGAAGTTTATGCGGGAATTTCAGTTCTTGAATGGATGGGAACGGCAGGAAGTGGTTATTTAAGATGGCAAAATATCGGAGGCACAAACGTATTAGTTGACGTTAGCCTTACCAATCTAGACATACAAATGTCAATCGAGCCAAGTACCAACATAACGGGGTCGGGAGGTACACTTCAAGTTAACAATTACATACCTAAAAAAATTAAACAATCGGATTTCGTTAAGTCGATTTTTACAATGTACAATTTGTACACGGAAATTGACCCCGATAATCCTAACAAGCTTATCTTGTCACATCGTGACGACTATTATGATAGTGGTCAAGAAAAGGATTGGACTCTTAAACTTGCAAAAGACCGTGAACAAGATTTAAAGTTTCTTCCTGAAATAACATCAAAAAGATTAATCCTAACTTACAAGGATGACAAGGATATTCCCAATGTAAATTATGTTAATGCAACTAACGAGGTTTATGGACAAGTGGAATACATCTTCGAAAATCAGTATGTCAAAAACATAGACAAAAAAGAAATCTTATTCAGTCCAACACCAATGGGAAAAACGGTCTTTGATGCGGTTGTTCCTTTAATTGCGGGAGCTGCTCCAAAGACGAACATAAGAATATTGTTTGATGGTGGTTTATTTTCTTGTAATCCTTTTAACATTTACGATTACGGGACAACGGGACAAACTAACCTTGTTCAATATCCATCGATTATTCATTTCGACAATCCTAACGTACCAACCTTTGATTTGAATTTTGGTGTTTGCGATTACTACTTTTACCAACAAAACGTCTTAACCAATAACAACCTTTTTAACCTTTATTGGCGAAGGACGATTGGTCAAATTGACACGGGAAAAATGTTAACCGCTGAATTCGATTTAAGGGAAACGGATATTGCTACCTTAAAACTAAACGACAAGATTCGGATTGACAATTCTTGGTGGAACATAAACAAAGTAATTGATTACGACTGCAACAACCCAAGACTAACCAAGGTTGAGTTGTTAAGTGTTGACACTGAAATTGATTACGCTAGATTCACAACGGGTAAACCAATTTTCCCAACACCTAGCGAGGTGGGTAATATTACAACACCAATCATAAATAGTAACTATGAAAACACGAATGTAATAAGCCTCGGAAGTAACGCTTTAGTGTTTGGTCAAGGTAACGTTATTCAATCCGGTTTTCAAGGTGTTGTTATCGGAAATAATAAATCGGTAAGTTCGGGGGACACGGGAGTTTGGACGGACAACTTAAACGGTAAATCTTTACAAAATTGGTCACCTAATTCATTAACCTATTCACCAACTTTAATAGACCAAGATTACACACTAACCGCAGACGATACGCTTATAATTTCAGACGGTGCGGCTTTGGTTAACGCGACACTTCCAGCAGTTGGTAACTTTGGGAAAACTTACGTTATCAAAAACGTTTCAACTTTCAATGTTGACGTTCAAGGTACGGGAGGCGACTTAATTGATGGCGCATTGATTTACACTTTAACACAATGGGACGCGGTCACGGTAGTCGATGATGGTACTCAATGGTTAACCATTTAAAACACGAACGAAATTTTTCTATTATAAATTATGGCAGGGACAATTAATGTCGGTAGTATTCAAGTTGGAGGACTTAAAGAACTCAAAGCGGAACTTCGTGCGGTTCGTGACGAATTACTAAACGCAACCGACCCCGAAAGAATGAAGGAACTCGCTGAAGCGGCGGGTGAATTGAAAGATAGAATTGGAGACGCTAACGAACAAATTAATGTCTTCGCTAGTGGTTCGAAGTTCGAACAAGTTTCTAATTCGTTTGGAAGTTTAAAGGATTCGATAATGAACCTAGACTTTGAAGAAGCTGCCGAAAAAGCTGAAACCTTTCGACAAACGGTTACATCAATAAGTCCTGAAACCATTTCGAAAGGAATGACGGGGTTAGCCTCAACAGTTAGCACGTTAGGGAAAACCTTTATTCAGTTTGGGGTTATGCTTTTAACTAACCCTATATTTTTATTGGTTACTGCTATCGTTGCAATCGTTGCTGCTATTGGTGCTTTAATGAATGCTTTAGGAATCCTTCAACCAATACTTGACGCGGTTGGTGCGGTATTCGGTTTTGTTGGTGACATTATAAACACGGTAATTGATGGAATAAAAGAATTTCTTTCGTGGTTTGGTTTAAGCGAAGGTGCTGCTGAAGAGGGTGAAAGTAATGCTGAAGACCGTCACGATGCTGAAATGGCAAGAAGTGCGGAAAGACTTGCCGCTTTAGATTTACGAGCAACTAAAGAACAAAACGCTTACCAACGTGCGATTGATTTAGCTAAAGCCGAAGGGAAAGACGTTACCGAATTAGAGCGTAAAAAAATTCAAGCCTCCATTAATTACCAAAAGGAAAAAATTAAAGAACTCCGTTTGGCAATTGAGATGAATAAACAAACTCTATACGAAATGGATTTACGCGGTTCTATTTCGGGTGATTATGAACTTTACAATAAAGCATTAAAAAAGAATAATGAATTAGTTACCGATTTAGAATCTACAAAAGAGGGTTTATTAGATTCCGAAAACGCTTTAAAAATTGCCGACATTGAATCCACAAAAACGCAAGTCGAGAATTCAAAGAAACGTGCAGAAGCCGCAGCCGAAGAAGCTGAAAAAAGAAAAGAGGCTTTAGAAAAAATTAAAGAAATTCAGGACAAGTTTGCTTACGACCAAATGAGTGAACGTAAACAAGAACTTGCCGACATTGATGCTAATTATAAAGAGGCGTTTCAACTAGCAAAGAAATACGGTCAAGACACTAGCAAGTTACTAGCTAATTACAACGCAGAACGTAAAGCGGTCAACGATGAATTCGACAAAGAAGAACTAGAAAAACAACAGCAACAACAAGAAGCTATCGCAACTTTACAACGTGAACTTAATTACAAGACGTTAAGCGAAACTGATTTAGCGCGACAAGTTGAAAGGGACGGTTTAACCGAATGGTATTCTCAAAAGTATGAACTAGCAAAAGACGATGCCGAACTAACTAAACAACTTAAAGAACAACAACTACTAGACGAACAAGCTTTAACGGAAAAATACGCTAAAGAGGACGCTGCGAAAGTTGCTGCATACAATCAAAGTTTAAAAGACCTTCGAACCGAACTTAACCAAGTTGGTTTAAGTGACGAAGAAATAGCACGACAAAACGAACGCCTTGCTTTAGAAAAATGGTATGCTGAAAAACTTGAACTTGCGAAACTAGACGCCGAAGCACAAGCCGAAGTAAAGAGCGCGTATATTGCAAAGTCACAAGCTTTAGACGAACAAGATAAACAGAAAGCAATTCAAAACGCTATTGACAAGAGTAACCAAGTAGCCGAATGGACAACACAAGGATTACAAGTAATTAACGATGTTGTAGGGGCTTTCGCTAAAGACAACGAGAAAGCGCAAGAACGAGCGTTTAAAGTGAACAAGGCTGCAAACATAGCAATGGCTGTTATCGACACTTTAAAAGGTGCGGTTAGTGCGTACACTTCGCAAATAATACCAGGCGACCCGACCTCAATTGTAAGGGGTGCAATTGCCGCTGCAATGGTTACCGCTGCGGGTGTTGCCAACATTAAGAAAATAGCCTCAACACAATTTCAAGGCGCAAGTGCATCCAATGCTCAAGGCGGTGGCGGTACGGGTGGCGGTGGTGGTTTACAACCTGCAACACCTCAAACGAATTTGTTTGGTGGTGGCAACGATATGAACACGTTACAAGGTGCGCAAAGTGTCGAAAGTAAACAACAAGTTGTTAGGGCGGTGGTTGTTGAAAGTGATATCACAAGCTCACAAAGTAGAATTAAACGAATGGAAGAAAACGCGACATTATGACAAGCTACTATACTTTATTAAATAAACTCGAAACGTTCTTTAATGCTCACATTCAAGTTAAAAAATTTGGTGGTGAATTTAGAGAACAAATGCCGAACTTTTCAACGCTTGACGAACGTTACCCTTTGGTTTATGTTGTTCCAACTTCGGAGACTTCAGGAATGAACACCAACGTTTTCACGCTTGACGTTTATTGTGTTGACATTATTCAAAAGGATAGAGCAAACATAAACACGATTTTAAGCGACACACAACTTATATTAAACGACCTTTATTTATATTACACTGACGGTTCGGATTTATCGATTGACATTATTGTCGATCCAACAATGACACCATTAAACAACTTTGATTTGGATTACGTTGCGGGGTGGGTTGGAACTTTTACGTTTGAGGTCAATCAATATTCAGTGTGTGAAATTCCTTTAGAACCAATAACCCCCGTAGTTGTTGAATGTTTACCCGCTAATTATTTGGTTGAATACGAAAACGGAACTGACATTCAAAGCGGAACAATACCAAGCGGTGGGAGTTTGACTGTTGTTGTTCCTGACCCTTCGGTTTGTGACGACAATAACGACTTAACAGTTAACAACGCTTTTCCTTTTACTATTCACGCAACAGAACCGCTTGACATACGTTTAAAAGACCAAAGCAACGCAAGCTTAAACCCTACTAGTGTAACTCATAACAACAACCAAAACCACGTTGACATTATAATTAATACTTCGTCTTTTGTTCCCGTTGGTGCAACGTTAATGAAGACGGGGCAAACAACAAGTTATAACACCGGGGACGATGGCGACACGGAGCGTGGACGCTTAACAAACTTTTTAACGCTACCATCAAATAATCCTTTTGGAAACACGAACCGATTTACCAATAAAACAGGCGGACAAGTTTACACTAATTCAGTGGCTTTTGATTGGTCGACTTACAATGGAAGTACGGTTTTAGCTTACTATTTCGGAGACGCAAACACGAGACCTTGGGCGACACAATTAAGTCAATATAAGAATTCAACTATTGACGGCTTAATGGGTTGGGACTTATTTAATATTTACGAGGCAATGAACATAATGAACTTCAGTTTTCCAAGTGGATTTCTTTACAACTATGCACCGTTTAATTTAACTCGTCGTTATATGTGGGTAAGTACTAACCAAACTGGGGCAACGGGAATTTCAACGGAAACGGCAGGAGCGAACCCATTTACAACCGTAGCGAAATCGAGTTCACTTTGGGGAATTTGGGTACGTGTGTGTAATGTGTCAGGAACTATAATAACTTAAGATATGACTTATAAATTTGAAAATTGGAACATCGAAATAGTTGACCCTTTAAAACAAGTGGTTAACGTAATCGATAACATTGAAAACAAGACGTGCAATGTTGACTTACTTTTGACAACTGACACCGCACAATTTGGTGTAACTTTAAGCGGGTTTACTTATGATATAACTTGGGACGACGACGAAATAAAAGCGTGGGTTGAAATAGAGTTACAAAAATACGAAGTGTAAATGGCTAAAAAATTCAAAGTAAAGTATGCAACTAGGAATAAGTTAGCGAGGTCACTTCAAAAAGAAGTTCGTACACTCGGACTTATTGACACGGGTGCGCTTTACGATTCAATTCGAATTTCTGCGGTTAGTGGTGAGGTTATTAATGAGTTAATGATAACGATTAACGCAATGTATTATTACCTATTTCTAGACGAGGGAACAAGTCGCGGAATACCACCTTACTCAATAACCGATAAATGGTTGCAACGTTCTGACACTCAAGCAATAATTGGTGAAATCGTTGCGGAATATATTGCTTATCAATTTGAAGTTTACCCATTACTAGATTTAGCACCTATATTAAACAACCCTAAAATACAAATACAATTTAACTGGATTGATTCACCTTACGCTAATTTACCAACTGCAAAAGCATATTAAAAACAAAAGTTAAATTAAGGTCGGTAATGGCGTCTATTTTTGTGATGTCTTCACCCGCTAAATTATAAAGCAAAGATTCCCAAGCAAACTTTGAACGCTTCTTTTCGTTTTCAACTTCCTTTTTTTCTTCGGGAGTAAGTTCGGTTGTATCTTCATCTTCATCAAATTGTTGAGCAAACAAGTTTTCGTATTGTTTAGTAAAGTTATCGCGGAATTTTAGGTATTCGTGAACCACACCAAACACGCTAGTAATTGGAATCGTTTTAAATACTTCCGAACGTTCGAATAGGTTGTATTTATAAGGTTCAAAAACACGGTTATCCCATTCATCCAGTTGTGTTTGTCTGTAAAATATAGCGCAAATAATCGGTATATTTCCGATTTTATCATTCACCGTAAAGTAGTCGGTATCAATAAATTCACCTAGCGTTATTTTCTCGAATGGCTTAAACGTGAACTTGTCAATTTGCGGTGTGATTTTAACCCGTGGTTCTTGACGCAAGAATTTAAGCGGTTCAATTAGTTGTTTAAGTTCGTCAATTTCTAGGTCATAAAACTCGTCGGGGTCTTCGTCCGCTAAAATCGAAAGCATTTCAACCTGCATTTCAAACAACGAATCGAATTCAACTTGTTCTAGTTTGGCAAGTTCAATAAATTGGTTAACCGTTATTTGATTCCACGACTGCGGCAACTTCATTGGTCAATTGTTTGGCAGTGTCTTTTAATTTGTCAGCAACATACGCCATAAACGGCAATGCGATTTCAGCATTTAACGATTTAAACAAATTAGCCTTGTGTTTGATGTGAGCGTCCGAATAATGTTCAACGGCGTCTAGGTCTTCGCGTTTAAATATAACGGCTAACATTTTACTAACGTAGCGCGTTGGGTCTTTCTTAATAATCTTTTCAATATGTTTAATATCACGAACTGACAACTTAAATTTTTTGTCGTAACTCACGTACTTGAAACCTTCGATTTCAATGGTTCGTTTTTTCTTTGTCGATGCTTTATAAGTTACGGTATTAAATTCTTTTACCTTATCCTTAAATTCGGAAAAATCCATTTCGTTTACTTCGTTTTCATCCGCGCCAAGGTACGTAAAGACGGAAACCCATTTCTCAAAAGCGTCTAGTTCTTGGTTGTTTGTGAACTCGCTAACCTTTTCAAATTGCTCAATTGTTAGTTCGTTAATTACATTCGGAATTTCTTGCTTACCTAGTTTTATCATCTTATAAGTTTTCAACAAATATAAAAAAAATAACAAACAAATTTTTAAACTATTATAAGGTATGGCTAAAGATTTACCGCTTTACAAAATTACAATAGACGAAGAATATTCAGAGGGCGAAGACTTGGGAATCGATATGATTGCATTCACCTCAAAACCTGCGGTTATGGTTAAAGGAATGGCGTTTAATTCAGCGCAAATTTTCCATTTTAAAGACGAACCAAAAATGCGTATCGTAGCTCCCGCAATGATTCCAATGAATATATATAGAAACGACGAGGGCGAAGAATATTACGTTCAATTTACCGAACAAGAAATAGAAAATATTTATTCGAAGTTTATGCAAGACTTAAACAACCAAAACTTGTTTAACCTAGAACACACGGATAAAAAAGTTCCTGCGTATATTTTAGAAGCGTGGATTGTTGAGAACCCTAAAGAAGACAAAGCCTATTCAAGTTATGGTATTGACGTGCCAAAAGGAACGTTAATGTTAACCGCTCAAATTACCGATAAAGAATATTATTCGAAGTTAGTAGAAAGCGACCAAGTCGGTTTTAGTATTGAGGGTTTTTTAGGTCTTAAATTAAGCAACCAAATAAATAAATATAATATGATGTTACCTGATGGAGAACATTTAATCGAGGGTAAAATCTACGTGGTAAAAGACGGAGAAATTATCGAGATTAAAGAAGAAGTTCCCGTAGAAATGGAGGCTGAAATGGCTGAAGAAGTCGTTGAAGAAGAAATTGAAGCGGAAGGGGTAACGGCAGCGGAAGCTGAAGAAGTTGTTGAAGAAGAAATCGCAATGGCGGTTGACCCTCAAACGGATTCAGAGGCGGTTCTTGCTATCGTTCAACCCGTTCTTGATGCTTTAGCCACTGAATTAATGAAGGCTATTGCAGAAGTAAAAGCATTGATTCCAGTTGTTGAAGAAGTGGAAGAAGAAGAAGTTGAATTGTCCGAACAAAAATTTTCGGCAATTGACCGTTTAAAAAAGTATAGACAAATATTTAAAGAAAATTAAAATGAACAGAAAACTTAAATTCGATTTGGATATCGAAACAAATGCACTACTTTGTGCTAACCCTGACGAATTCTATTCTAGAGCTTATTTAACTGAAGACCTAGTTGATAACTACCGAACTTTACCGGGTATTAAGTCAGCTACTAAATTGGCAAACGTTGCTTTTGGTAATATCTTAAGAGCTTCTAATTGTAGCTTTACCGCTCCTGACGATTCACTAGACGCTATTGACATTGATGTGTGTGCCTTGAGTGGAATGTCGCAAATATGTCAATTCGACATCGAGCAGTCTTTTGTTTCTTTGCAAATGGCTCAAGGTTCAAACGGTGATTTCACAGTGGCATCTTTTATGAACTACTATTGGAATGAAATGTCTTTGAAAATCCAAGAAGACCTTGAGTTAATTCGTTGGCAAGGTGACACTAGTTTAAATCCAGTTACTGAACCAGTTCTTTCTTTGTGTGACGGTTACTTAAAGAAGCTTTGTGATGACCTTAACGTTATTGGTATTGCTTCAACTGCTATTGATTCAACTAACGTAATCGCGCAGATGACTTTGGTTTACACTTCTTTACCTGCTGCGGTTATCCGTAAAAAAGCTGATTTGAGATTTTACGTTTCAGCTAACGTTGCCGCTGCATATGAACTTGCTGCTGCTACTGGTAATACTCAAACATACGTTACTTTACCGTTAGGTTTAACTTTCTTGGGTGTTAAAGTTGTTGTTGCGGATGGTATGCCTAACGACACAATGGTTCTTACTTTGAAATCAAACCTTATTTATGCGTTCGATGGTGAAGGAGATAGCAAAGCATTGAAAGCGGTGAACCTTACTGACACGGTTGCTGAACCATATTTGAGAACTCGCGCAAATATGAAGGTAGGCTTCTATTACACTAACCCAACTGAAATCGTTGCTTACAACGAGTGCTTTGGTGCTTAATTAATTTAATTACTAATTTGAAAGGGGGTCGGGGTTAGCCCTCACCCCCTTTTTTAATACTTTATAAAAATGGCTTGTACAACTTTAGAAGCAATCGTAAAAGGATGCGATAATAATATCGGTTCGATTGTTAAAATTTACATAAACGACCAAGACGAAGTGACTGCGGTTAACGCAAACACGACAACTTGGGTTATTGGTTCAATTACCCACACTTCGCCTTTCTTGGAGTTTGAGTTCAGAAGAAACACTTCAAACTATACCGAAGAAGCGGCAATCGATTTAATTAACGGTTCGTCTTTCGTAACTCAAACAATTAACTTAATGTTTCACCGTCGCGAAGCTGCGAAGTCTTTAGCTATTAAAATACTAGGCGAAGGACAAAGAGACCTTTCGGTTGTTGTTTTAGACGGAAACGGAATTTATTGGTATTTCGACAAAGTTCAAGTTACTGCATACGGAGAGGGGTCAGGAACTACAAAAGCGGACGGTTCAAAGTATTCGTTGGTATTGACTGCGGAAGCTGAACATTTGGCTTACGAAGTTGACTCAACGGTAATTGCTGGATTACTAGTTTAAACCTAAACTATAATTTAATGAGACCCTCGGAGAAATTCGGGGGTTTTGTGTTTTTATAACAATTACGTATTTATACTATTATTAAGTATGATTTATTTAGACAAGGGAGAAATAAACACTTTCGCGTTAACGTTAACCGAGAATTCGACCATTAGCGCACCGACTTGGTTGTTCGTGTTTGAGAACGAATTTAACACGGCGTCACAACCAATTTACTGGGTGGGTGTTGACACGTCGCCTTACATAAATCGATACAATTTATTCACTTTAGAAGAGGGCGTCGACCTTACGTTAATAATAGGACAATACACTTATTCAGTTTACGAAAGTCCTGTTCCAATTGTAGTTGGACCAAACACGAGCGCAAGTGGTTTAAACCTTGTCGAAGAAGGTCGATTGGTAGTTAACGGAACATCAAATTCAATTTACGATTAAATGAAAATATTCGGATTCGAAATAGGCAAAAAAGAAAGCGTTCAAGTTGTTGAAGGTAACAACTACCAAGCGTTTTCAACACCTTTTTTAAGGGTAGGCGAAGGAAACCTTTCTTTACCATACGTAAACCCTAGACAACAAGTAAACGGTTATATTCGATTCGGTTCGGACAACCTTTACCCTCAACTACTTAACCAAATGTATTACACTTCACCCTTACACGGTGCAATTGTAGACTATAAAACAAACGCTGCGGTTGGTGGTGGTTTCGAAATAACCGTAGACAAGAACGCCACGGCAATGGAAAAGGTCGACGTATACACCTTTGACAAACGAGTAAAGCTTAAAAAGTTGTTGCCAGTTCTAACAAAAGACGTTATTATTCACAACAGAGTGTATTTTTATTTATGCTTTAACCAAATTGGGGACGTTGTAAAGATTAAACATATAGGCGCGGAAAAGGTAAGGCGTGACAAATACGGTGAAAACTATTTCATCTGTGACGACTGGAGCAGTCAAATCGACATTAAGACCTTAAAGCCTTATAAATGGGGTTTAAATCAAAGAGAATGTTTGTATATATATGAAAGTCATTCAGTAGGACAAGACGTGTATCCATTACCGCAGTATTCAAGCGCTATGAATTGGGCGTTTTTGGATGGCGAAATGAGTTACCTCCAAAAGGCGAACATACAGAATTCAATTTTCCCGAGTTTTGCAATGATGTTTCCAAAGAAACCACAAAACGAAGAGGAAAAAATAGCCATTAAAAACACTTTGGATAGGGCAAAAGGAGCGGCAAACGGTGGTAAGGCTATTGCATTTTTTGCTAACAATCAAGAAAGCCTACCAAAAATCGAATCGATTCCAACAAATTCAAACGACAACTTATTTCAAAACACGACCGAATCAATAGATTCAAAGATTTGTCAGGCGCATATAATCGACCCAATATTAATGGGTATTCGAGTTAGTGGAAAACTAGGTTCAGGAAGCGACATTAAACAAGCCTACATAATATTCGAAAAAAATACAATCATTCCTTTGCGTGACATCGTTGAAGAAATAGTTAACGACTTAATGGAAATAAGCAAGTTAAAAGCTACGTTCACAATAAACAACTTCCAAATCGTT